ATCAGCTAGTTTAGAAGCTGTACCAGATTGCATACCAGCTAGTGTTGTTAGTTCTGCATCTGCAATTTCAGAAGTTCCTACAGAGTTTGCTTGTAGGTGTTCTGATCCGATAGCATTGTCAGCTATCTTTGTACTATCTACGCAATCAGCAGATAGGTGTGAAGTATCTATACTTCCGTCAACTAGCTCACTACTATCAACTGAGTTTGCTGCAAGATGACTAGCATCAAGAGGACTACCAGCTATAAGACTTTTTATTTCTGATACTGTTTGATCTGCGGTAGCACCTGTTTCTATACCATTTAGTTTTGTATGGTCTGCATCTGTAAATACATTAGAATCTGTTGCTGATTCTACCAGCGTTCTTATCTCAGCAGCAGTTTGGTCAGCAGTTGCACTTGCTTCAATACCATTTAATTTAGTATGGTCAGCATCAGTAAATACGTTGCTATCACTAGCACTTTCAACAAGTGTTCTTATCTCTGCTGCGGTCTGGTCTGCTGTAGCAGAAGCTTCTATTGCATTTAATTTTGTATGATCTGCGTCAGTAAAGACATTACTATCACTAGCACTCTCTACTAATGTTCTAATCTCTGCTGCTGTTTGATCTCCTGTTGCATTTTCTTCAATAGTTCCTAACTTATCAATAATCTCTTGTTGAGCAAATAATACTTGGTCACTATTAGCATCAAGGTCTGCTTCTGTAAGAACAGAACCATCTGCAAAATCTACCTTCTTAGCACTAATATTTGTATCTCTTTGAAACTTTATAGCAACACCATTAGCAGGTTCATTACCAGAAGTAAATGTGATCTGGGTTGCACTTGTAAATGTGTAGTGCGTAGTAATAGTTTTTAAAACACCACCTACAGTTACATCAACTTCTGCTTCTGAAAGATACGAGAAGGATATATTAAAAGGACCAGCAGTACCATTGCCAGTATGGTTTGTAAAAGATGCTGCGGTGTTAGTTGCCATGATTAATTAGGAAAGAGGTTGCGTTCATAGCCCTCGTCAAGAGCTTCAAGTTCTTTTTCATAAGCGTCAAGCAAATCTGGTCTGTCTTGCTCTAACCACCTCATAATAGCTCTATTCTGCTGTTCTTCTTCAATTTGTCTATATCCATTTCTTAATTCTTTAATTATTTGCTCTCTATATTTTAAAGATCTTTGCGAATCTAAAGCTTCTGGACCTTGCTTTAATATCTCTAAGCGTTTTTGTGTCTCTGGATCATTAATATATTCAAGATATTTTTCTTGAACAGTAACACCTTCTTCATCTCTAATTAAAGGAATACTGTTGTTAATTTTTAACCAATTTTTGCTATCTAAATATATGCCACCATATAATGTATCAGGTAATGGAGGTGATATATACCCTATTTCATCTTCAAAAGTGAGAATAGGATTGTTTTCTGATTCACTTCTTTTAAATCGGTTGTAGTTTTTATATCCAAAACCTACAGGATATTGTCTAAATTTACCTGTTTTTGTATTACGTTCGGGTTCTAAATCAGCATCATAACCAGTAACACCCTGAGATAATGCTCTTTTAAATTCTAAACCAAACTTTTTAAAATAATTTTCTACTAATGGTATTTTAGGTTCAACATCAACAAGAGTTCCATCTTCTCTAGTTGTTTGTTTGATAACATCACCTTTGCGTACTTTTTTGTTGAATTTAGGATTTTCTATATTGTATTGCACACCTGTAGCGTCATCAAAATAATCATAATCATTAGCTCTTTTGATTGATGCAGCAGTAGTTCTCCACATTGGTATTGGTATTTTTGAAGCACCTAAAGAAGCTATATCTAAATATTTTACTGTACTTTCTGGCATACCAAGACTTTTTGCTATATCACTAATAGATGCTGTACCAGAAAAAGGAGTTCTATTAATAATTTGCCTACTTAACCATCTTGCAAACCTATCTGGACTTCTCATTACATTCATCAATTCTGTTGCACCTTTTAAAAAAATATCATTTTGTATTGATCTCCAAGCAAGAGCTACCGCAACATTACCTGCTTCTTCTTTATCTTCTGCATCTAGTTCGGCTGTTACTTCGGGCCAATCTCCCATCATTTCCATAGCAGATTCCCAAGGATCTAAACCTTGAAATGATAAATAATATCTTTCTGGTTTGCCATCTGCACCTAAAATATTATTACCTTCTTCATCTTTTTTAAGAAAACCAAAACTACTTGGTATTTCACCTTTATCTTCTCTTATTTGTTTAGCTTTATAATTTGTAGGACCAGCACCAACTAACACCATCTCAGCGTTAGGATCATTTCTTGCTGATGATAAAAGACCTAACCCTAATAAAAAACCTTGTCCAATAATTGCTTCTCCTAAAGCTTTAGATCTTGTATTCCAACTATCACTAAGCATTGCATCATTATATTCTTTCAATAAATTTCCAAAACCAAGATTAATTGGTTTCCCAGTTAAAAAATTTAATTTATTTAATAAACTACCGGGTCTTGACGCATCATATTTTGTTCCTATTAAAGAAGTTGGAAAAGTTAAAAATTTTCGTAAAACAAATTTTTTAATATTTGTTGGTGTACCAATAAAAGGTTGCGCCCAATCTACTCCGGGTTTTTTAAGTAACTCAGCAATAGGTTTAGTAATTTTTTTAAAATATCCTTGGCCCAAAGGTCTAGTAAATGTATCTTCAATAGCTTTTTCTGCATTTCTAGCAAATATTTCTTGTGCTAAATCTGAAACCCCTTCAATGCTTTGATTAATTATTAGCTTGTTTATATCTTCCATACCTCTTCTAACAAAATTTTCAAATTGATCGGCTCGTAATCCAGCTTCCCAACCCTTTTCTACAAAATCAGCAAAACTTCCACTTCTTAATATTCCTTGTTTTACAAATTCATCACCCCAACTCATAGTAAAACGACCCGGTAGATTAAGAGCAGTACCCAAAGTTTTTACTCCCGAAGATATTGTTTCATTTGTAATAGATATAGGTGCAATACTTTTATTAAAAAAGGGTAGTTCTATTGGTTCTTTTGTTATTGGTATGTTTAAATTTTTTATTGATTGATTAGTAGCTTCTGATCTTTTACCTAAAAAAGATAAGTTTTCTGGTTCATTTTTTATTTTGTTTGCTAAGTCAGTAAATGTACTACTTCTATCAACAAATTTTCTAGCACTAGGAGCAATTAAATTTTCATTAAGAGTCCAAGCTCTACTTGCCATTCTTACTTGATCTTTTAAAACTAATTGTTGAGCAACTAATTCTGCAATTCCTCTTACTATTTGTTTTGAATTGCCTTCATCAGAAAGAACAGCATAACTTAAAGATTTAATTGGCCCTAAAAACTGATTTAAAAGACCAGAAGCTACGTTTATTTGTTGTGTTTCTATTGCTCCAAGTAAATTATTTATATAGATTTCTTTACTCATTTTTAAACCAAACGCTAGATCTTCTATTAAACCATCACCTGATACATCACCTTTTAATAATTTTGTAAGTGCATTAGGATCACCATTAATTGTTCTTAACTTTCTACTAAAATCTAAAAGTTCATTAAGGTCTTTTGAATCTAAAGCTCTTTCAATTTGCTCTTCTGAAGGCACTAACTCTTTCATTAATTTTTGATCTTCTTTAATTCTTTTTTGTTCTTGTATTTGACCTAAAACATTTTTATCAGTTGTTTTCTTTTTCAATGAAACAACATTATCTAACTTAGAACCATCAACTATTCTAGTTTGACCTGCTAACTGTCCTACTCTTTCAGTTCTTGCTATTTCAGATCTAAGACCTTTTAGTTCTGTTATAAAGCTAGTAAACTTTCTCCAATTTTTAATAAATATTGGCTTTGCTCTTTCATACAATTCTTTATTATCAGTTAATCTTGCTTGTTCTAATATTTCAAGAGATCTATTAATGTTTCTTGCTGATCTTCTTTGAACTCTTATACCTTTAAGAACATAATCAGCTAATGTTTCTTTTGTTTGATCGGCATAATTATTAAATAAATAAGTAAGGTTTGCAACAGCAGTTTCATCAGTCATTTTTACAATACGACCTAACTGCATTTGGTCAGTCATTACTTTTGTAGCTTTAGAATCTGTAAGATCAGAAGCATTAATACCATCATAAATTAACTGTGCATCTTTATCTGCTTCAGGTAATATATTCCGACTAGGTATATAAGTTCCTTTTTTTTGATCTATAAATCCTACTGGTTTTGTAGGCTGTAAATCTTTTGGAAACTTTTGAGTTGCAGGTGGTTTTGATCTGCCTACTACATCTTCTGTAATTTCTTCACCTACATCTGACTTTGATACTTTTAATAATTCATCAATAATATCGTCATTACCTTCATCTATAAGTAATTCAGTATTACTTTTAGCAAAAGTATCTACATCATCTAATGTGGTTTTTTGATATTGAGATAAAACATCAAGTGTTTCTTTTCTTTTTAAAGGATTATTTCTTATACTTCTTGCTGCATCAATCAGATTATCAGCTTTCTTAATTGTTTCTTCAGAAAAAAGACCTCTTAATGCAGATGTTGTTTCTGGTGCTGTTTTTATTAATTCAGATCCAGCACCAATAACTTTACCACCTATACGACCTGCTTGACCAAGTGCTTCACCTGCAAGACCCATACAATATTGTTGCCTTAATTTTGCTTCTATAAAAGGAACATCTTTATCTGCTGCTGAACAATGTTCAAAAAAATCATTTCTTATAGGTTTCCATTTATTTGCAAGATCATATAAATTACTTTCGTAAGGAGAAAAAGCAACTGCATCTGCTAGATTACCTGCTGCAAAAGATCTTATGGTCAAATTATCTTTTAAAGGTCCAATCTTATATTTTTTACCAACACCTCTTAATAATTTATTTGATACATTAAACCCAACAAAAGCTTTACCAAAATTATAAGTAAGGTCGTAGCCAAGCCGATTTTCATCACCAGGTCTTTGTAATCCAAGTGCTTCTAAATCAATTAAATCTTCTTCTTCATACGGATTACCTGTTATTGTAGAAAAATATCCTTTTATTTGATTATTAATATTGTTTGTTAATCCAAAAGGTACAGATACAAAACCTCTATAAATATCACCAGCAACCCCTAAATTTTTTTGATATTCGTTTTGAAATTCTTTTCTTTTGTTTCTTGCATCTTGTAATATTTTATTTCTATTATCTTTTATTTCTTTTAAAGTTCTTTTATCTCCAAAAAATCTATTATCAAAAAAATCTACAGTTTTTGCACTAAAATCTTGTATTGCTTCATCTAAAGGTTCAAGTCCTTTAATTATTGGCTTATTTTTACTTTGGTTAGATGGTGTTTGAGTCATTGTTTAATTTTTATTTTGATAAATACCTGTTTGTTGTAAAAAATCTATTGCCATTTTATATTTAGATCCTCCTGACAAAAGATTTGGTAAAGCTTTATTTACAGTAGTTCCATTAGAATCTTCCCAATTAGCACCTCCTTTATCAAGATTAGAAACATTACCTGTAAATATAGCTGCATATATTTCTTTAGCACCATGACCGGGTTGAACTCCTCTATCTTTTAAAAAATTTGTTACAGCTATCATTTGATCTTCAAACGACATATTTTCTCTTATATTGTACCTTTCTATTTCATAAGGACCAAATTGTATCAGACCCTTGTATTGTTTACCTGTAGCTTTATCAGTACTGACAACTGAGGGTCTAAATGAAGATTCTTGTGCTATGACTGCTGCTAAAGGAATTGGACTAATACCAAGTTCATTGGCTGCTTTTAATATAGATTGAACTCTGCTGTCTTCACTATAGTTGAGTTCTGGTTCTTCAATGTTTTCTTGTGCTGATGTATCAACCATAGCCAACATATCTCCATCTGAAACACCTAAATTTGTATTTATATCACTAACAATTTCAGAAGTATTTTGTATTAGATTTCCTAAACCTGTAGCTATGTTATTTGCAATTTCAGTTGTACTTTCTTCATTTGGAGTCTCGCTTTTAAGTTGTGGTATATCAAAAGAATCATCTTGTAATGCTTTGTTAATAGGTTTGTTTTGTGTTTTTTTAGTTTCTTCTATAGGATTTTTGTTTCTATCTGCTGCTGCAAATGGGCTTTGAAAATTAACTTTCCTCATTTGAAACTCTCCTTGAGGAAGATTTACCCCTGCTTCTTCTTCTGTAAGCACTCCAAGTTCAAATTTCAATAAATTATCTAATTCTCTATACATAGCTTTTACTTCTTTTAAAAACATAGGTCTTCCATTTTCTTCTTCAAATTCACTCATTCTTTCGTCAGCTTCATCTTGTAAAATTCTTTCATATCGCTGTAATAGTTTTGCATCTTTATTGCTTAAAGTTCTAGGACCAAATTTAGATCGTTGGCTTAAAGCCGATTTAGCATCATCTAATATACCTTTTTCATACTTTTCAATATCTTTTGCATAACCTTTCATGTTATTTATACGTTTTTCAAGATCTTCAATTACACTTTTACTAGCTGAATCTGGTGTCAAATCTAAGCGTTCTATTTTATCTAACTCAAGAAAAGCACTACCTGTATCTGGCTCACCATCAACTAAGTAAAAACCTCTTCTTATATCTTTTATAAATTGATTTGCTTTTTCATTAAAAGATTGGTTATCGGCTTGACCAAATTCGTCAATGTCTGATTGAAATTCTTTTTCTGGAAAGTCTAAATTTAATTTTTCGTATTTTTTACTTTTTATTATTGGATCTGTTTCGCTACGATAATCTTCAATTCTTGAAGTAAATTCATTTTGTCTTTTTGCTTTTTGTAATTTGCTTGATCTTAAAGTGTTTTCTACTTCTTTTTCATATATTTTGCTAAAAAAATCTGTAGTTTTTTCAAGCCATTTAGGATTATCTTTTAATGTTTTTCCGGCAGATGAACCCGGTATAGATTCACTAAGAAAATTTACTAAACTGCGAGCTTGTCTAAAGTTACCTTGAGTTATAGATAACTCACCAATATTTACAATATTACTTATTAAAGTTTCATTTAATGATGATAAATCAGTTCCAGTAATACCTGCATTTTTCATGTCAAAAATTAGATTTTCTAAATTTATTTTTATATCGTTTTCCATTGCTTTTTTTGTTTCTGGATTTTTAAATGTATAAGTTTGTGCTTTTAAGAAAAATTTTGCAGCAGTATTAATGGTATCAGTACTTTCTCCTATTAATTTATTTTTATTAAAGGTATTAAATTCTTTTCTAGCTTTTGTATTAAAACTTGATATAGATTTTTGAAGTTGAGGAAATACAAATGTATTAAGAATTTCTGGGTCAGTATCTTTTGGAATATTATTTACAAAAGGATCTATTACACCTTCAAACCAACTTTTAAATTGTGTTGAATCAGGTGAAATTTGATTTAAAGGAATACTTGATACTGTGCCATCTAAATTAGTAATATCAATCGTATCTGTTTTATATCTATTTTCTAAAACATTATCTATTTTAAAAGTTGAATTTATAAGTTTTTGTTTTGCGTATGCTTTTCTACCAATTACTGAAGCACCTATAAGTTGATCTGCTGCTTCTGACCCTTCTTTTTTTCTTGTTTCAGTAACAATATCTCCGAAAATACCATCAATTAAATCTTCTTGAATTGCTATATTTTGAAATTTAATTTTTTCTTCATCAATTTGTTTTTCTATTTTTGTACTAAGAAATTTTTGTAAGTTAGGATTTACTGTTTGTAAAATACTTGCTAATTCTTCTGCACCTGTTTTTGGTAAGACAGAAGGTTCAGCAACAAAAGTATCAACAGGTCTTGCTGATGATCTAAAAGCTGTACTTTGAAAACTAGAACTCATAATTTAAGCTGTAAGAGAAGCATAAGAATTAAGACCTGATGTAGCTACATTAAGTAATACAGAACCTAAAGAAGGTATTTGATTGTATGCTTGATTAATATTGCTTTGTAGTTGATTGCGTCTATTATCTCTTTGTGCAACTAGACCTTCAACATTTCTTCTATATTGTCTGCCAGCAGATTCTAATGTTTGATTAATAGCTTC